TTCCTGAATTGGCACGCCCGCGAGACGACCGACGGCGAGATTTCCGGAAGGACGTTCTCTCTCAGGGATGCCGACGGCAATCGCGAAGACGTCACGCCCAAGTTCAAAAAGGGTGTGGCATTCGACCTATCTACACTCAGGACGGGCTGGTGCTACTCGAACGGATCCCCGGGCGTCGCGCCCGAGTGGCAGTGGAACGACAGCCCCGCCAGATTCTCGCCCCAGCCGGCCGACGTCGGCGGCGATAAGTGGAAAAAGGGCTTCGACGTCCGTATCGCCATCGACAAGGAAACGGCCGCGACGTGGTCACAGGCCGGCGCCGGCGCATGGACGGGTCTCGTCCAGCTTATGAAAGCGGTCAAGGCCGACGACAATTACGACGAAAATAAGGCCGCGATCGTCATCTTCAAGGGCGGCGAGGAGCTGAAATACAAGAAGGGCTCGACCGTTGTGCCAACCCTTGAGCTTAAGAAGTGGGCCGACAAGCCCGAATGCCTGACGGCACCGGTCGAAGACGAGGCCGACGACGATGAGGCTGAAGGCGACGACGAATTCTAATCGTCGGGTGGGTATCTGCCCACCTGCCTGACGGTAAGGGAGGGGGTCAAACCTTTGCCCCCTCCCCCCCGTCGAGCCGCCAGAGGCACTGACCAAAGCACTTCTAAGGGCAGGACACTTCTTTATGTCACGCTACGAGAGATACGGCAAAGAATTATCAAATCTGGGATACGACATCACCCCCCTCAACGGCAAGGTGCCGATCTTAGCCGGATGGCATAAGCGCCCAGCCGCGGCCCAGGATTTTAAGCGGTATACCAAGTCCAACATAGGCATCGTATTGGGCGGGGCGTCGAACATCGTCGCCGTCGACATCGACGTCAGGCATGAGGGCGCGGCCGGCGTCATCAAGGATCTGGCGCTCAGCGAACTCGGGGCGGCACCAGAGCGGGTCGGAGCGGCGCCCAAGACGCTGCTGGTCTACCGCTGCTCGGAGCCCTTCACCAAGGTCAAGACGGGTATCTACGACATCGAAGGCATGGACGCCAACGTCGAGATCCTGGGCGATGGCCAGCAGTTCGTAGCTTCAGGCAAACACCCCGACACCAAAAAGAATTACCGCTGGCCGAAAGACAGCATCATGGATGTCGGCCCGGGCGGCCTAACCAAGGTCACACCCAGGGACCTCACCGGTTTTCTGACGATGGCGTCCAATGCCCTCGCTGAACATGGCGACATCAAAGCACGGTCCCTGTCGGGCAACAGCAAGAACAACATGCACTTCGATTTCGCCAACAGTGAGCAGCAATCAACGGCCTCCAAGATACGCGCCGCCATGGCGTACCTGCCGAACGACGATCTCCATTACGACGACTGGGTCTACACCGCGCACGCCATCAAGGGCGCGCTCGGCGATGGCGGCCGGGAACTGTTCACCATCTGGTCGAGAAGATCGAAAAAATACGACAGCAGGGAGACGGACAGGCTCTGGCACTCGATCGGCGAGGTCAAGACCATCGGCGCCGGCACCGTATTTCATATGGCCGCCCGGCATGGCTACGATCCGGCGGAGCAGGCCAGGTCCGAGATCCTGGAGAAGGCGGCAAGGCAAGAGCGGCCAGAGCAGGAAGAACAGCCGCAACAGGTGGGCCCGGAAGATACGATAGATAAGAAAGAGCAGGTGAAGCATGACACCGGTGAACCGCCGCCGCGCTTCGCCGTCACCTGGTGGAAGAATATAGAAGCGACGACAGACACGACGGATTTCGTCGAGGATACCCTGGGTGGTCAACAGATGTCTGTGGTCTACGGTGAATCAAATACCGGCAAGACCTTCTGGGTGCTCGACCTCGCCTTCCACATAGCCACCGGCCGAAACTGGAACGGCCTCGAGGTCGACAAGGGTGCTGTCATCTATTGTGCATTAGAAGGCGCCCACGGCATCACCAACAGGATCGCGGCGCTGAAGTTCCATTATCAGGGCGACCTCGATAACGGCGATGCCAATCCACCTCTCGGCGTCATCACCACCTCCATCAACCTGTTGGACCCGAAGGCCGACCTTGGCGATCTCATCACCGCTATCCAGCTCGAGCAGTCCAGGATGGGCGTACCCCTGCGCATGCTCGTTATCGACACTCTCGCGAGAGCCTTATCAGGCGGTAACGAGAACAGCCCCGACGACATGGGCGCCCTGGTCAAGAACACCGACGTCATCAGAGCCGCCACCGGCGTCCATGTCTGCCTCATCCACCACAGTGGTAAGGACCAGGCCCGCGGAGCACGCGGCCACAGCTCACTCAGGGCGGCCACCGACACCGAGATCGAGATATCCCGGCCGCCTGGGGGGGATATTTCAATGGCGCGGGTGACCAAACAACGGGAATTCGAGGGCGACCAGGAATACGCATTCGGCCTGACCGTCGTCGAGCTTGGGATAACCAGGCGCAACAAACAAAAGACGTCGTGCGTTGTTTATGAGGCCGACGTGAAAGACGCCAAGCGGGCCAAAAAAAGGCTCCCGTCAGGTAAGAATATGAAGATCGCCCTGAAAATACTGCTCAAGCTCTTGGATACGGACATCGCATATATCAGCACGGCCGAGGGTGCGCCAGGGTGTAAAGGCGTCAATATCGAGCCATGGAAACAGGCGGCATTCGAAGAGGCGCAATGGGGTTACGAAAGGCAAGCCAACCGATTTGATACGGCAAAAACAGCCCTAATTGCCGATGGCTTTGTCGGTCATAAAGGAGATTTCTTTTGGATAATTTAACCACCGTTTCCACCGTTTCCACCGTAACGGTGGAAGACGGAAAACGGTGTTTTACCACCGTTTCCACCGTTCCCCCTATAGGGAACGGTGAAACGGTGGTCACCGATCCCCGAAAACAAGGGTATTAACAATGAAGCAACGTAGACCAGATCGATTGACCAACCCAGACGCGGTCGGCTCCATCCGGGACGAAGCCATCTATGCGGCCTGCCGCTCCACCGACACCGTGGCGGTAGCCATGGAGCAGAAGTGGGGCTTCGACAGGCTGCCGACACTGGTCGAAGCCGACCTCGCCGCTAAGTTTGGCCGTGCCAAGGCCCAGTTGGATGCCGCCATCGACGACGGCGACGCTGAAATGGTGGCGCAGAAGGCGAAGGCAATGGCGCGCGGATGGCGCGCATTGGACGCTGCCGCGGACGCCGCCGGCGCCGACGTCGTGGTTGACGTCGCGTTGGGATGGCTGCGCCGGCATCCGGAGACGGGCGTTGGGTACGTTATCACAAAGGACAATGCCACGGCAGGCGCGCTTAGGGCCAACGGTGTCGGCGGCCGTATCTACACCATGGCAGAGGTCTGCCGCATCATCGAGGCCCTCGAGGAAAAATCAAATGGCGTCGTCCCGGAGGCCAAGGATATATGGGAAGCTGAGGTCATTAATGTCCGTAATGGCGGCGACACACTCGATGACAAGATTCCATTTTAAATAGACGCAGCGACTTGGGCCTTCGACTATGGGGGCCCAGCTCGGTGCGCCTATTGTGGCATCGAACTAAATAGGAGATCACTGTGAAAAATCAAGTGACAGTCGAGTTTATAACTGTATCGCCGTTAGGTGATATCTTTACCGCGTTGTCGATGTTGAATCCCGACAACCTCAACGTCAAAATCAATACCGTTGTCGGCAACGGCAATGGGGGACATCGCACCACCCGTGGGGGTAACGGTGTGAAGAGGGGTCGTCCGTTGCACTATAAGGATGATCGTATTGTTTGGAACAAGGAGGAGGGGAACATTAACATCGCCGCCAGCCTCGCCAGAATGAACACCTCGCGCGACATTTTAATGAACACCCGCACTCGCGTCGGCACTACCGAATATGCTGTAAAACAGGGTATGTTGCGGCAGGACCGGCAGTTTTAGATATTAACGACCGTCCTATGTGTTTTTACCTCATAGGGCGGTTGTTTTTATGGGAGAAGGGGGATTCGCATGAGTGTTTTAACGGCGGACGGCTTTGATGACGCTATCATCGGTATAGGGCGGCGGTGCGGTCAGCTAGATATCGTTGCCTATGATGAGAGCAAGGTGATCGCCATCCTTATGAAGCGAGAGAAAATGAGCTATGAGGATGCCATTGAATGGTATGAGTTTAATATTGTCGGTGGGTGGCACGGTGATCAAACACCGTTGTGGGTAACCGTTGGGGCTAACCCGCTGGAGCATGAGTAAGGGGGGAGTCTAAGGTACTCCCAAAGACTCCCACTCCCTCACACCAGCTCCCTTAAACTCCCAGGAGCGGGGTACGTTCGCCTTTAGGCCACTACATATTGTGGTTTGTATGATTTAAACATACTATATCTTGTGTTCTATCATCTTTATTAACCTTTTATCGGTGGGTGAGCGTGATGTTCGAGCCCCTTGTCCTGGTCGCCGCCGTCCTGGCGGCCCAGCCGGTCCCCAAAAACGAGAACAGCGGCGCGCCTCTTTCGTTTTGTCAGGTCGCCCGGCCGATCTACGTCCAGATCGAGGACTATCGATACCTGCAATCCACAGATCACGGTCAGGTCCTACTTGACGATCTCGAGCGATTTAATCAAGCCATCGTCAATCTATGCGGCGACGTGCCGCGAACGATTGTTAAGTAAGGGCCCTGTGGTCGATCGCAAGCCGGCCGATGCGACCGAGGTCGTCGTCGAGCAGACGATCAGGGCCGGCACCTACCGGTTGCGCCGGCGCGGCCTGCTCGAGCAGTGGCGAACGGATGGGGGTATCGATTCGGCTATGTATGATGCCGGCCTTCGGTTCGAGCGGGATTTCGAGGCGGCACATATGCGCGATCATTACGGCGGCGTGATGGAGGAAAGACTTTCTGGCGTCGGCGGCACCGCGAACCATGAGAAGTGGGTGCTGCATTCTCTTACGGCCCGGACCCATGTTCGGGAGGCTTTGGCCGCGGTGGGGCCGGTCGGGGGTTCGATCCTGTGGGGTGTGGTCGGCAATGCCATGACCCTTAAGGATTATTCCCTTCGTCAGCGGTGGGGTGCCGGCCGGGCCATGGACGTGCGTCATGCCCGCGGCGTGTTGGTGGCCGCCTTGGGTACGCTGGCCCATCATTACGGATACAGCAAACCACAAGATGTTGTGTTTAACGTTGACAGTAACCACTAGGTATAGTAATTTCTGTCATCATTTAGAAAGTGTGCCTTGATGGCATAAAGACTAAATGGTCCTCCCTGTGGAATACCTCGCCCCGGTGCCTCCAAAGCCCGGGGCGGTTTTTTGGAGACACATCCTGTGGCTATTAAGGTGTTGACCGACAAGCAGGCTAAATTCATCGAGGAGTATTGCCTCGATCAGAATGCGACTCAAGCCCTTGTGCGCGCGGGTTATAGTGAGAAGGGCGCGCGTCAATCAGCTTCCACCTTACTGGCTAAACCTGACATTCGCGACGCTATCGACGCACGCCTGGCCCAACACCGCGAACGTTGTGATGTCACGATCGACAGCCTGACCGGCGAATACGAAGAGCACCGCCTGGGCGCCGTCGACACCTCCCAGTTCGCCGCCGCCAACGGCGCGACGGCCGGCAAGGCCCGGCTGCACGGCCTCGATCGGCCGGCGGACGCAGTCCACAACACCCAGATCAATCTGGCCTTCGGCGACCTCGAGCTGGCCCGGCGGATGGCGTACCTCATCGAGAACGGAGCGGATGCCGTCGACCCTTGATGACATGCTGGCCAAGGTCAAGGGCATGGCGCCCGAGGCCCGGGCCGCGGCGGAGAAGATGGTGGCCGAGGCCACTGGCGATCATATCTGGATTCCCACTACGGGGCCGCAAGGTGACGCCTTCCGGTCCGAGGCCGATCTGCTTCTCTATGGCGGTGCCGGCGGCGGTGGTAAGACCGACCTGTTGGCCGGCCTCGCCCTGACCCGGCATACACGGACCCTGCTCTTAAGGCCCCAGTACACGGATCTCGGCGCCCTGATCGATCGGGTCGTCGCCATCGCCGGCACTAGGGACGGGCTCAACAGCTCGCCGCCGGCGCAGTTTAAATACGCCGGCCGGGTCATCGACTTCGGCGCCGCCAAGGACATGGACCGGGCCGAGACCTGGCAGGGCAACCCGCATTCTCTGATCGGCTTCGACGAGGCCTGCCTATTCCGGGAAGACGTGGTGCGGTTCCTGATGGGATGGAATCGGATTGCCGACGAGGACCTGGGAAACATCTCAATGGAACGGGTGAGGGTCGTGATGGCTTCGAACCCGCCCCTGGGCGCCGAGGGCGAATGGGTTATCGGGATGTTCCGGCCGTGGCTCGATCCGACTTATTCCAACCCGCCGGAGCGCGGCGAGCTTCGGTGGTTCATCACCGACCCCGACGGCCGCGACCAGGAGGTTGATGGGCCAGACGACATCCGGGAATACAACGGCCAGCGGTATGAGCCAAAGAGCCGCACCTTTATTTCAGCCAGGCTCGAGGACAACCCGTTCCTGGTCGACACTGGCTACCAGGCAACCCTCGACGCCATGCCCGAGCCACTGCGCTCGGCGATCAGGGATGGCAACTTCATGGCCGCCAGGGAAGACGACACCTGGCAGGTCATCCCGACCGCCTGGATCCTCGAGGCCAACGAGCGTTGGCGGGCCGCCGACAAGAGCGATAGGACGATGACCTCGATCGGTCTCGACGTCGCCCGCGGTGGCCGCGACGACACCGTCTTTGCGCCCCGGTGGGGCACCTACTTCGACGAGCTGACCTGCGTGCCGGGCCGTGACACACCTGATGGCCCCTCGGTCGCGGTGCTCGCCGCCGGCATGCTGAGGGCCGGCGCCATCGTCGGTGTCGACGTCATCGGCATCGGGGCTGATGCGGAGACGGCGTTGAGTAATGCCGGCCTGCCTTACGAGGCTATGAACGGCGCCGAGAAGGCGACCACTCATACCCGGGACGGCAACTTCGGGTTCTATAGCCGTCGTTCGGAGATGTGGTGGATGCTGCGTGAGGCCCTCGATCCTGAGTACGGACTATCCCTGGCCCTGCCGCCGGACCAGGCGCTCCAGGGCGATCTGACGGCGCCGACCTACGAGGTCCGGCCCGGCCAGCCGCCGAAGATATATGTCGAGAACAAGAAGGACGTCATTAAGCGCCTCGGCCGCTCGCCGGACCGGGGTGATGCCGTTGTCTACGCCTGGAACGCAGGCGGCCTCGAGCTCAACCCGGACGACAAGGCGCGTCGCTCCAAGCCGTTGCACACCCCTGCTCCGGCGATTAATTACGACATATTGAGGTACTGACTTGGCTATTCAGAAGTCGATGCCGGCGGCGACGGGCCTCGTCGTCTTCCACAACCATGGTAATCACTGGCTCGACCCTTGGCTGAAGCGTGGGTTCCGGCACTGCTTCTGCGCCATCGAGGATGATAAGGGCTACTGGGTTATTATCGACGGGCGCGCCGGGGTGCCGGTCGTCGAGGTCGTTGCCGGCGACGGGTTCGACCTCAAGGGTTTCTATGAAGACCTCGGCTATCAAGTCCTCGTTGTCCGGCGTGGAGTTACGCCGGGCACTTCCTTCGTTCTTACCAACTGCGTCGGCATGGTCAAGGCCGTGCTGGGGCTCCGGGCGTTCGGGGCCGTGACGCCGTATCAACTCTATAGGAGATTGCAATGACTCTCTTTACTCTTCCTGGCAGAAGTATTTTCAGTCCCCCCTCGCCTAAACTCCCGCCGGCACCTCCAGCTTTGCCGACCCCAGAAGATCCGTCGGTCAAGGCGCGCCGGGAGAAGGTCCGTCTAGCCGCCCAGAGACGCCGCGGCCTTGGTTCCAACATCCTTACCCCAGGCGGTGGGCTTGGCGTTGCCGACGCTGCTACTACCACCCGCAAGACTCTGCTGGGGGTGGGCTAATCCATGCACCGTGCTCGGGAAATCATAGAGGCCTTCCAGCATAAGAAGACCGAGCGGGCGACCTTGTCGCAGTTGTGGGAAGAGGTCGCCGGTGTCTTGGCTCCCGAGCGTGTCGGTTTCGTAGGTCAGCCGTTGTCGGCACGGCGGACCGAGCGTATCTTCGATACCGTGCCGATCACCGCCAAGCGCGGTCTGGTCAACGCCATCGGCTCGATGCTGCGGCCGAAGAGCTCGGCCCCGGGCAAGTGGTTCGACATCGTGCCCGAGAACGAGGACCTACTCGAGGAGCGCGACGTCAAGGAGTGGATCGAGTTCGCCGAGGAGCGTTTGTGGAAGGCGCTCTATAACCCCAAGGCCAAATTCATCCAGGCCACCGGTGAGGTCGATGACGACCTGATCACGTTCGGCACCGGGGCCGGCTACCTGGCGCTCCGTCCCGACCAGGTCGGCCTGGCCTTCCGGTCCTTCCACCTGGCCAACGTCTACCTCATCACCAACGCCGAGAACGACGCCGTCGGTGTCCACATCTTCGAGCGGATGACGGCGCGCCAGGCGGCCCAACGCTGGGGTGAGGACAACCTCGGTGCCAAGACCCGCGAGTCGCTCAACGATACCAACATGCGGCGTGAGGAGAAGTTCGACTTCATCTGGTGCGTCAAGGAGCGCCACGCCTACGACCAGCGCCGCCAGGACCGTGTCAACATGCCGTACCTGTCCCTCGTCGTCGACGTCGCCTCCGAGTCGGAAGTCCTCGAGGAGGGTTACGAGGAGTTCCCGTTCTTCCTGCCCCGCTGGGACACCCGCTCGGGCGAGATCTACGGCCGTGGCCCCGGCATCATGGCCCTGCCCGACGTCCTGACCTTGAACCAGATGGGCAAGACGATGCTGCGCGGCCTGCACCGCGCCGTCGACCCGCCATGGCTGTTGCCGTCCGACGGCATGGTCAACGCCCCCCAGATGCGTCCCGGTGGGGTCAGCTATTACGACGCCAAGGCGATCCGCAACCTCGGCATGTCGAAGCCGTTTATGCAGATGGACAGTAAAGCCAACATCCCGTGGGGGCTGTCCGCCCAGTCTGCGGCGCGCGAACAGATCCACGCCCTGTTCTATCGCAACGTCCTCAACCTGCCCGTCGATGCGCCTCAGATGACGGCGACGGAAGTGATCCAGCGGCGGGAAGAGTTCGTTCGTGAAATCGGGGCGGTCTTCGGCCGGCTCGAGAGCGACTACACGGGCCCCCTCGTCGAGCGTGCCTTCAACATCATGCTCCGCCGCGGCGCCTTCGGCGACATCACTCAGATCCCCGAAGCCCTTCAGGGCGAGTCCATTCAGTTCCGCTTCGCCTCGCCGGTCGAGAAGGCGAAGCGTCAGATCGAGGAGGCCACGGTCGTTCAGGGCATCGAGAAGGTTATCGCCATCGGCCAGGTCCAACCCTCGGTCATGGATCCATATGACTGGGTCGAGATCGGCAAGTTCATCGCCGAGAGCAACGACTTCCCGTCAGCATTGACCCTGGACGAGGCCGGCATCGAAGACAAGCAGAAGGCCCAGGCCCAGGCCCAGCAGCAAGAACAGATGATGCAGACCATGGAGCGTGGGGCCGGTATTGTGAGTCAACTTCCGGAAGGCGTGATGGAAGAAGAGGCTGCATAAATGGGCATAAAAGCAGAAAGACGCGATGCCTTGGAATGGGTTGACGCCGGTGCCCTTTGGGGCTGGGACCGTTTGCGTAATGACGATGGTTACCTGATCCCACCGCCCGGATACTGGGCCCTGTGGGATGCCGGACTCACTCGTCACGACGACACAGGCTGGCTCAGTCTGACGCCGGCCGGACAACGGGAATTGAGATCGATACGATCGGCCTCTACATGAGCCAACCCTTTAAGGGCAAGCTGAAGCTCGAGCCGGACCTGGAGGCCTTCCACCGGGCCCTGATCGGCTCAACCATGGGCACGGAGCATGACGGCATTACCGTCGCCCGCGACTTCCGTGCCTTGTTCCTGCGCGAGGATGCCCTCGGTAAGCGGGCCCTGTTTATGCTTCTGACCTGGTGCGGCGAGTATGACGCGCCGCCCGAGGACAACGACGCCCTACAACGATGGGCCGGCAAGCGTGAGATCGCCGGCCTGATCAAGGCGGCTCTCTATGCCGACTTGAGCGGTCCGGAATAGTACCTGGCCGCGACCCACCTACCAGCGTCGCGAGACGCCGGAGCCCACGGTTTTAAACAACCAAGAAGGAGTTTGATCAGCGATGAATGAAGAAACGACTGAAGGCGCCGAGGACATCCCCGCCGACGATGCGGGCTCCGAGGCCACCCCCGAAGAAGGTTCTGAAACGACGCCGATAACAGAAGACGCCGACGCCGCTGGCGAAACGTGGCGTGAGGCCATCGACGACGACGCGACCCGCAAGTTGGCCGACCGTTACACATCGCCGGCGGCCCTGGCCAAGGCCCTGCGTGAGGCCAACCAGGAACTATCCGGACGCATCCGAATCCCAGGCGACGATGCCGATGAGGCCAGCGTGGCTTCTTTCCGCAAGGCCGTCGGGGTGCCGGAAGAGGCGTCTGGTTACGACATTAAAAAACC